TTTAATGAGTGAATCAAGTGAAGGTGAATTTTCAAGTGATGATGAAGGAGAAATTGGGGGTGGTGTTTATGATAAATATATTAAACCTGCTGGTAAAGCATTGGGGAATACACTTTATGATGTTGGAAAATTTGCGTTTAATGATGTAGTTGTTCCAGTTGGTAAAGAATTATTAAAAAAAGCAATAATGGGAGCAATAATGGGAGCAGGACATCCAAGAGTTTATGGTGGCATGTTAACAGGAACTAAAGAAGAATTTTATCATATATTAAAAAAAATAGAACCACATTTTAAATTATCAAGAAAACATACTAAAAATGATTTAAGAAATGAAGTATATAAACATCTTGAATCTACAATGTCTAAAAAAGATTTAGAAACATTACATTATTTAGATACATTGGCAAGTTATGATGTTAATCCTAATCAAGAATACGGAATGGCAAAATCTGAAGGTGGTTTGAATGGAAAAAAAGCAGAATTACAGCAAATATTAAAAAAAATGTATCCTAATATAGATTTTAATAAATTAACAAAAAAACAAATAGTAGAAAAAATAACTCATCATGTTAGTACAGCAAAAGCAAGTGATTTAATTATAAAACAAGAAAAACAAAGAAATAAAATTGATAAAAAATTAAAAGAACAAGATGAAGAAATAAATTTTAAATTACAAAATTTATTACCCCTTGGAACATCTAAACAAAAATTAATGAATGATGAAGAATTTGATGAAGAGGTTGAATTTATACATCCTGAAGAACCAAAGAAAAAAAAAGGTAGACCTAAGAAAGAAAAAGTAATTAAAGAAAAAAAACCAAGAGGGAGACCCGAGAAAGAAAAAGTAATTAAAGAAAAAAAACCAAGAGGGAGACCCAAGAAAGAAAAAGTAATTAAAGAAAAAAAACCAAGAGGGCGACCTGTGAAACAAAAAGAAATAAAAGAATTAGATAATATTTTTAATGAAATTTTAGATAAAAAAAAACCTAAAAAAACTAAAAAAGTTAAAAGTGAAAAAATTGAAAAATTAATAGGAAATAAAAAAGGTAATAGGGCACGCGGTGATATTGTCGCTGAAATCATGAAAAAACAAGGTCTGTCATTATCACAGGCGAGTAAATACGTTAAAGAACATAATTTATATTAATTTATGATTTAACCATTCTACATTTTTTTGTATTGATGGATAAGCACCCCATAAAATATAAGCACTTAATAACGAAGGACTCATAATCATATTTTTGATTAAATGTCTTTCAGTTTTATTTTCATAATGTCTCATCCAATAATTAAGACGCTTCTTAATGTCTTTATGGTCAATATAAGTTGAACCGTATGAACCGTCATCATTTTTTAATCCAAAATCTACAAATGAACCATCTTCTAAATATGCTCTTAATCGTTTATGTTTAATAGGTGATTGTTCTATTCTTATTATTTTCATATTATAATAAGAATATATTTTTTTTTTAAAATTATTGTTTATATAAATATTGCTGTATTTGATTTAATGAAATTAAATACATTTTTGAACGCCAACCATCGCCCCCGTTGACTTGTCGATTATATTTTTTATCATTTAACATTTGTCTTAAATCTTTAGTTGGTATTAAATATAAATCAAATAATTCTGATGATTTTATTATAAAATATGCGTAAATATCTGCCTGTGTTGATGTAATTCCCGATGGTTTATCATTACACATATATTCAATAGCAATATTATTCGTATTTATTGCTCGTCTATCAGATTTTACTTCATATTTAGTTACAATACCATCTTTAGTAATTGTAAAATCATATTCTTTACAATATCCGCACTGATGAGTGAAAGAATCATACGGTAACATTTCTAAAAGTTTTTTTTCATATTTTTGACCTAATTTCAAATCAGTAATAAACATTGTATATAATAGAATTAGATATTATTTTTTCTTATTAAACTTAATATAGAATTAAATTAATCTATATATTTTTATTTCCTTATAATATATTTAATGAAATATTTATTTTTAAAAAATCGAAAGTTAATACGCCTAATATATTCCTCATTATATTGTATCAAGAAGTCACGGGATGTTTTGGGTATTAAATATTATATAAAATAAAAATCCGAAAAGTCCTAGTAAGTTTTTCTATTTAAAGCTAATATGTAAAGTAAATAAGTTTTTAGGTTTTAATTTTTTAATTTATATACTAATAATATATATATTATGACAAATTACATGGTAAGTTCTGATGATTTAAAAAATATATTAGGACAAGATTTGCGAATAATTAAATTTCAAGATTTACGACAATATAATAATATATATGAATTATTACCAAAAGAAAAAGATTATATTGTTGTATTTTTCACTGATGATATAAAAAATGATGTAAATATAGGACATTGGACTTGTTTAACACGTTATAAGAATTATTTTGAATTTTTTGATAGTTACGGATTAAAAGAAGAAGATGAATTAAAATTTATTTCAAAAGAAAAAAGAAAATTATATGGAGAAAGTATTGATTATTTATATAATTTATTAAAACCTGTTAAATATTCAAATAATAAATACGATTATCAACAATGGGACGATAATATAAGCACATGCGGGCGTTTTGTAATTTTAAAAATTTATACATTTCAAAACGGTTATCATACTAACAAAGAATTTCATAATATAATGAAAAGAAAAGTAAAAAAATTTAATGATAATTATGATTTACTAAGTGTATATTATACAAGTTAAATTAAAATATATAAAATATATATTTTTATATAAAATAAATATCTAAATATATTATATATATATATATAATGAGTAAAAGACAAATTAGTGATACATCAAAAAGCATATATTCAAAAAATGTTTCAAGATTAAATGATGGAAATGAAATTAAAAATTACAACTTTTTAAAGAAAACAGAAAATATAATGAGTAAAATAAATCATTTAAAACCAAATTCACAAAGAACATATTTAATAAGTATTGTATCAACAATCAAAGGTTTAAAAGGTTTTGATAAAGAATTTAAAATTTATTATGAAAAGATGATGGAATTGAATAAAGAATTAAAAGTAAATAATACTAAATCTGATGTACAGGCGGAAAATTGGATTAGTCAAGATAAAGTAAAAGAAACATTTGATGAATATTATAAAAAAGTTGAACCATTATTAAAATTAAAAAAAGTAAATGAGAAAGAATGGGATGATATATTAGATTTTGTCGTTTTAAGTTTATATGTTGTAAATGAACCCAGGAGACTAAAAGACTATCAATTGATGCGTGTAATAAAATCATCTAAAGATTTGACGGAAGATTATAAAAATTTTAATTATTATTTACCTGTTAATTGTAAATTTTTATTTTATAACTATAAGACCAAGGGTACATATCAATTACAAGAAATTAATGTAAATGAATTATTACAAAATATATTATTACAATATTTAAAATTACACCCTTTAAGAAAAGAAAAGAATTTCTTTTTACTCGTAGATTATAACGGTGAAGAATTAAAACAAGGTAACAGTATTACAAGAATTTTAAATAGAATTTTTGATAAAAAAATATCTGTTTCTATGCTTCGTAATATTTATTTAACAGATAAATTTCAAAAACCAATGGAAATTTTAAAAGAAACTGCTAATAATATGGGGACTTCTTCAAATGTTATATCTAATCAATACGTCAAGATTGATAATAAATAAAAAATAGATAATAAATAAAAAAAATATAAATATATATTATATAATGAATCAATTAACAATAAAAGAATTAAAAGAATTAATCTTATATAAATTTGATAAATCTACAAGGAAGACATATACTAAAAAAGAAAAAAAGAAAAATAGTAAGTTTCTTGAACCTAATTATAATAGAAAATATGAAGAAGATTTAAACAATTTAGATGATTTTAAATTAAATTTTGGTTTAGATTATATTGAACCTAAAAAGAAATTACAACATAAAATAAAAATTATTGAACCAAATGAAGAAGAAAATAATGATTGGTTTGATATTGGTTCAGGACATTCAAATGTTCAATCTGTTTTAATTCCTAAAAAATATTTTACACAAAAACAAGCAATTCAATATATTAAAAAACATTTTCAATTTAAAAAAATAGATGAAACAAAAAAATATTATAGATTTAGACAATATGAACCAAAAAAATATTCTCATTATATTTCTAAAAAACTTAGTAATGGTGTTATATTGATTATTGAATATGGCGAAATGGGCGGTTCTTTGCCAGTTAGTATAATTTATAATTCTATAAATAATGGTTATAAAAAAACAGAAGGAGAAGAAATACATAATATAGGAGATGATTATATTTTAAATACTAATTTATCATCTCATGAAATACAAGTATATGTAAATGAAAAGGAAAAAAGAATTATTATTAATTTTGTCGGAACTTATAAGGCGTTGGATTGGTTAAATAATTATCAATATGTAATGGGAAATTATAGACAAACAAGACGTTTTAGACATGCTAAAGAAACAGTTGAAAAAGTAATTAATGAATATCCATATTATCAAATTTCTTTAATTGGTCATTCTCAATCAGCGATTATAACCCGTGAAATGGGTAAAGATTATGGTAATAAAATATATGAAATAATTAATTTAAATGGTGCTAATTTAAGAGAACAATCATTACCAAATGAATATAATATTAGAAGTAGTGCAGATGTAGTTTCATTATTAACAAGAAATAATGATAGAGTAATAACAATACCAAGAGAAGGGGTTAATTTATTAAAGGAACATTCGCCGAATATATTAAATAGATTAAACCCCTCACATTTAATAGGAGTCTAATTTTTTGATATTTTTATTTTATTTTATATATATTTATATTATATATAAAATGAGTTTTTCATCTGGATGTTCTCAGCGAGTTTTAAATAATACATTTTCTAATAATACGACTGTAGAAGTAGATATAAATGTTTTAAATAGTTTATCATCTATTAATTATGTGAATTCACAAACGACAACAATAAATAATGAAATTACAACTATAAATAATGAAATAGCGACAATTAATTCAACATTAACAACTTTACAAAATGAAATAAATACTTTACAAACTGAAATAAATACATTAACAAATTCTATTGTAAGAATAACAGGAAGTTTTATAATGTCTTTAAGTTCTACCCCTCCGAATAATTCATTATATTGTGATGGTTCGTCTTATTTAGTTTCATCTTATCAAAATTTATTTAATGTTATTGGATACGCATATGGAGGAAGTGGAACGAATTTTAATGTACCAGATTTAAGAAGTAAATTTTTATTAGGTGCTAACGGTTCATTAAATAATGTACCCGCATCAAATTTAATATCAGGTAATGGAACTACTGGAGCATTAAATAATTATTATATTAGTGGTAATAGTTGGACTTATCCAGGTTCAGTTCTTCCTAATTTTTGTATTCAACAATATGTACCACAACATTATCATAATATCAATGACCCAGGACATAGTCACAGTATCGGCGATATCGCTTACGGTGGCTATGCCCCTTCTACTACTACATTTATTAATGACCAATTTACAGCAGGACAAACAACAAATTCAGGTTCAGCAGATGCCAATGTTTCTATTAATAATGTAGGGACAAATATACAACAAATTGACCCAATTTCTGGTATTTCGGGAGTCAATTACACACCACCTTTTTTTTCTGTTTTCGTATATATTAATACATAAATTTTTTATAATATAATATTATATATGTCATATAAAACAGGTATTCATCAAAATATTTTAAGTAATATTTTATATAGTAATAGTAATGTAGAAGGGAATTTATCAGGTGATAATATTTCAAGTATTGAATATGTTGATACAGAATTTCAAACAGTTCAACAAGAAGTAAATAATATTAGTTTAACATCTCAAATGAACCAATTAACAATTTTACAAAATGAAATAAATAATTTACAAAATCAATATAATATTTTATTACAAAAAAATAATCGTGTAATAGGTTCTATAATAACAACATCATTATTAATTCCACCATCTAATTATAAATTATGTAATGGAGATTTAATACCAACGTCAGATTATCCAGAATTATTTAATATAATAGGATATAATTATGGTGGTTCAGGTTTTAATTTTGCTTTACCTAATATCAATCAATATTTTATTTTAGGTGCTAATAATACAATTAATAATTCACCAGTTTCAAATTTGTTTAGTGGAAATGGTTTTTTAGGTGCTACAAATAATTATTTAAAATTTGGTAATATTTCAACTTTTCCAATTATTGATGTAATGCCTCCGCATACTCATACAATGAATAATCAACCACATTATCATATTATAGGTTATGAATTTCAACCATATGCTACAACAGGATTGACACATTATGTAAAAAGTGCTAATCAAGACGGGTCTCATTATTCTGATACAGCATTTACAAATATTAGTATGAATTCAGGAGGGCGAGATGTTCAAGAAATAGATAATATAAGTAATATAACAGGTTTGAATTATACCCCACCATTTATAAGTATTAATTTTTATATGTGTGTAAATTGAACCCATTTTTAAATAATATATAATATAGAATTTAATATTTTATAAAAAGTGAATAAGGTAATATTTATTATAATTTCTAAAAATTTTTATATAGTTTAATATTATATAAATGTCTGTTCAAACTTTATCTTCAAATGGTGAATTGAATGCACAAGGTGTACTC